CCACGCATTTTAATAAAGGCGGTAGTTACAAGAATTGTGGCTTCTTTTATGGCGTTAGGCAGATTGCCAAACGTGGTGCCTGCCGCGTGGTCGTACAACAAAGCAGAAGTCAGCGTTACAGTAGTTGCGCCGTATGTATATCCACTTGCCACATAAACTAACTCTGATTTAGCGCCATCATAAATACGTAACGCTTGTCCAGCCACAATGCCTGTTGCGTTGGCAACTGTCATAGAAGAAGTGCCTGCCACAGCCGTAGCAATTGGATTATTTACATAGCCTGACGTGTATGTGTATTGGCAATAAATTTGATTTGCGTTAGAACCGCCGCCGCCAAATGAAAGTGGGCCACTAGATGACCAAGTAAGCGACATTTGGCTAACTGGAATAATAATTTGCTGTGATTCGAACCAACATAAAGATGGGTCAGGAATTGCCACTAATTGATTTGGCGCCATTCCGTAAGAAAACGCCTCTAGCGCAATAATTGGATTTTGGTTTGGGTGTAACGATATAAACCCGTTAGGCATAAAACGTGTGCGTTGTGTTTCAATCTTACGGGTGGCGCAAAGATTCTGATTTAAATACTCGTCCAAAAATGATGAGGCGCGCAAAATTACACGGCTAAGTTCCGCGTCCTGTGCCTGTTGATTTCCGCCAACTACTAAATTGCTAAAATCAATAGATGTTGGCGCGTTCTGATATTCAGCCGCAGTAACGTATGGGCTTTCAAAAAACGTGTCAGTATTTAAACCAATTGCCATTATTCTCCATCTCTAGGCGTTGTGCTGTTGTTGTGACCGCAACGGCTACACAAAGCAAACCAACTGCCAAAACCGCACTCTAAACAAGTGAAGCCAAGATTTTCGTTTGTAGTTGGACCCATCAACGAGGCTTCAAAAAAACCCTCTGCCTTCAATCGCTTGGCGTGTGTTGGATTGTCCACAGTAATTACGCCTTTTTTATCAGGATTATATGAACGTGTGCCACGTTCTGTTGTAATGTCCACGCCTCTAACGCCGCCATCTGACGCTAATAATCTTCCCACTTTTGCTCCCTTTAAGTTAAAAAAGGTGGCGCGCCCGTTATATGACGCGCCACCCTTCTTGACGGATTACTTCGGTGTTTCGGTTGGTGTAACCATTACAGCCGTAGTCATTTCAGCAATTGTGCCGTCAGGCAAAGTTGTCTGACCGCCGCCGTGACTATTTGCTGGTTGATTACAACCACATACTAGACACATTATTGTGAAACAATTCCTGATACTGCGCCGTTCCAAGCAGGAGCGGTACAGAAGAAAGTTCCACGGAAGTAAGTGGAAAATTCATACTGGAACTGAGTTACAGGCCATTGGATTCCCATATAGTCCTGAACCATAAAGTTTGCCCAAACATCTGAAACCTCGGTGTCAGGAATTGGCAAAGTGTATGAAAGAACTGGAGAAACGCCTTGTGGAAGCCAAGGGTGGACGGTCAAAGGAACCATCTTGCCTGTGATTTCGTTGTATAGCGCGCCAATAGTTGCGCCGCCAATGTAATCGCCAGCCTCTGTTTGTGTGAGGTTTAGACGATAGTTGGCAGTTGAGCCGTTTTTAATAGCGTCTGACAACTGCTTGCGGTCTGAACCATTGATAAGAATTTCATCAGGGTCAGCCTTAACATTGTTGTAGAGGTTATAGAAAACGGTCTGGTATTCAGTACCAGGGTTTGATGTGCTGAATAGGCTGTTAATTGTGTTGTTATAGCCTGAGTTAGAGCCTAGAACAGTTGGCAGAATTCCGTCATAGCCAGTTGCGTAAGCAGATGTATCTGCGTTTGCGCGTGACGCGGCGGCTCCTGTTGTTGTAAGAGCGAAGTTATTGCCAGTTAGACCGACAGTTCCTGCGCCTTGAATTACGGCAGAAGTGCCTTGCGCTGTTCCCTGATAGGTACAGTTTGCTGTGCCTGTGCTTGTTCCAACATAAATGTTATATCCAAGGTTGCCAGTAACGGCAGTCCAAGAAATAGCAAGAACATCGCCTGACGCAACTGCTGTTGATTGAACAGTTGAAACGATTGATTCGCCAAAGCCTGAGCCTGCGATACCAGCGTTTGCTGTTACATAAACATAGTAAGTTGCGGCAGCAATTGCTGTTTGTGAACCGCTTGCTACTGGTGATGTAAGAGTTACGGTAGCAGGTGCCGCTAGTGCGCCTGAATATCCGCTAGCAGTTCCGCGAGCCATCAACATCATACGTTCTTCCATAAGCATTGTTGCGTACAGAGTTGAAGTAGATGAAAGTTGGCGCAAGTCCTGATAACCCATACCTGAGAAGTTTGCGTCAAACGAAACTGCGTCAGATAGTGAGTAAGAGTTGTAAGGAAGCACTAAGTCATCTGCGGCGTATGAGATTTGTGGTCCACGTTCAAAGTTAATTGAACCAAACGCAGTAGTTGTGCTTTGTGTAATTCCCGGCCAAGTGTTACCAACTCCGCCAGTTCCTGTACCTGTGTAACCAAGAATACGCTTTACGCGGTGTGAAGTACCAACGCCTTTTTTGCGTGGAATTCGGTTACGTAGTGGTGTTGGGCGTGGTGTAAGCAACTTTGCTGGCGCTTCTAGGTCGAAAGCCGCAAAAGATGTGCTAAGTGGAGATGTAAGTGTGATTTCTTTTTGGATATCTTGCATCGCTAAACGCTGTGAAGCAAGTGCGTTATTAAGCGCGCCTACTGCGTCAGGTGTTAGTGACTTGTTAGCCATAAGAGATTCAAGTTGCGCAACTGGTGTTGGCGCTACTGATGAAAATGTTGCTCCGCCTGCCTTGATTGCCATAATGGCAGAAGGGTCAGTTACAGAGGCATTTACAGACTTATTAAAAGCAGAAGAATATTCTTCCTGACGTAGTGCGGCTTCTTTAGCCGAAGTTGCGTCAGAAAACAATTCTGTGGCTTTTAGGTTTGATGTTGCCATTTGTTTCCTTTCGTAAAGAGTTTTTGTTTTAGTTATTAATTAACGCAACGGCTTTGGCTTCAAATTCTGCCGCCAATTCCCGATAGCCGCGTGACAATTCATTGTCCGTGGTATCTGCCGCCTTAGCACGGTAATCCTCGGCAATTCGGCTGAACTCATTGAATTCAAGAATTGCTGGCTTACTTACTACTGCGCGCTTGGGTCCGCTACCTACTGCTTTGTTCTTAGCCGTTGCTAACTCTGCCTGTAACTTATTAATTTCCTCTTTATAGGATTTCATCTCGTCACGGACAGTTGCTGTCGCACTCTTTACGGCTTTATCAACAATGGCGTCAATAACGTCATCATCTAGAGCAGGTTGTTCCGTTTCTTCAACGGAATCTTTGGTTTCTTCAACTACTTCGGCGGTTTCTTCGCCTTCTGTTGTTTTCTTGCCTTCGGCTTCTTCCACTTCTTCTTCCGCGGCTTCTGGCTTAGAGCCTTCTGCGGTTTCTTCTTCGGCGGATTCGCCAACAGGCTTTAGTGCCTTGTCATCTTCTTCTTCTTCTTCAAGTTCAAGACCAGCCTCTTTACACATTGATTTACACTCATCAAGTGCCATTTTGGCGTCAGCATAAGCGGACTTGGCTTCTTCATACATCTTTAACATATCTTCTTTGGACGGCTTCTCTGAAACCGCTTTATCTTCTTCGTGTTCCATTTTTTCTCCTTTTGCGATTTCCGCCGTATCTGTTTCTGCTGGTGTTTTTGTATCTTCCGCTGGTTCAATACCAATAATTTCTTCTTCTATAAATTCTTCTACTTGCTTTAAATCGCCGCCATTATCTGACTTGGCAAGTGTAAGTTTCGCATTTGGATTGGCTGGTCTATCAACCAAAGAAATTTCTACAATTTGTCCGTCAATAATTCTGCCATTGGCGGCTTTGTTATCTCGAACAATGCGCGGCGCTCTGATACCAATAGAGAATCCTTTAAGTACGCCAGTTTCAACTTTTTTAACAGATTGCGCGTCCACAACAAGTGCTGAAATGTAATGACCATCAGGCTTTGAATCTAATTCTTTGGCAACGCCAGCGGCAATACTGCTGTGTTGTTCGCGGATATTTCCGCCTGTTTTAAACCATTCAGGCATAGCCTTTTCAAGCCAAGCCGCGTCACAAATTTGTTGGTCAATGTCCAATGAATCATCTGTTGCTTTGCCATAAACAAGTAATGTTCCATCTTCCATTTTTTCTTGTTTAATAATTGCGGCATATGAAGTAGTAAAGTTAGCGGTCATAGATTTATCCTTTTTCTTTTCTCTCTCGGAAATGCTATCTGCCCACGTTTTGCCTGCGTCGCCACCCCACAATAGCCAAGCAATATATCCAGCGGAAGGATTTGAGGCGTTTCCCCAATCTTTCCCTTTCTTATCAACTTCGTGCCTTGCGAAATAAGATACCATACGCCGAATAGTTTCTAATGGAAGTCCTTGACCATTTGACAAACTTCTTGCGCGCGCCACGCCAACTGCTGTGCCGCCACGATTGAATTCGCGCCGTAATTCTAAGCCGCGTTTGGCATTACTGACAACGCCTGCTGGCGGATTAAATGATTCTGCCATCAATCCTCATCTCCAAGAATAAATGATAATGCGTCCTCGCCTATATCGCGTGTATCAACTACATACGGCGCAATATCGCAAACACAATTCGGGTGTGCTGGCGGTTCCGTATCTCCACTTGGAAACGTGTCATCAATACGGATAGGCGACACGTCGGCGTTCTCTTGGCATAAATCGCAAGGGTCGGCAA